GGCATCATGCGCTGCTGGCCCGTGATACCCAAAACCTCGGCAGGCATGGCGTGCTTGAGAATGTCGCCCTTGAGCTTGCCAATGCGAGCCGCCGGGTTGTTGCTGGTATGTGCTGTCATGGTCTTTTCTCCCGGCCTACGCTCTCAGCGCGGCCCTGAATGCGTCCAATTCCGTTGGCGCGCTTTGTGGCAAAGGTGCATTCCCGCTGGGCGTCAGCGCGCGTTGCAATCGCTGCTGCCCTTTGGCCGACCGGTCGGCTGCCGCGATGCGTGCGTTGGCCCACTGGTCGTATCGCCCAAGCACGGAGGCCAGCTCGTCGGCGGTTTGCGCCGTGTCGAACACCTGCCGCACCTGGGGCTCCTGCGCCCCGATCCACAAATTGAAGTCCTGCGTGGAAATCTTTTCGCGCCATCCTTTGTGCATGCGGTCCATCACAGCCAACTCGATTTCCAGCGGGTCTATCCCGGCCTGCGCTGGTTGTGCTTCCGCATAGGCGGGTTGCTGCACGTCAGCAGGCGGGGCGGCCTGTGGTTGTGGCGGTGTGATACCTAACGCGCGGACGTACTGAGCCACTTCCGGGAAATCTTCTTCAAACCGCTTGATGTCCTCTGGCAGCTCTTGGGCTTGCGCCTTGGCTGCCGGTGCCTGGGCGGCTTGCTGAAACCTGCGGTTCAACTCGCCGATATGCCCATGCGCCTTGTCAATCTGGCGTTTCAGTGTTTCCACGTCTGCGGCGTTCCCCAGCAGGCGGCGTAGCTCGCTCCGTTTGAGGCCATCCAGCAACACCGGGTCATCGTCTTCCGCGCTGGGGGCCGTTGCGGGCTCATGCTTGGAGGGCTCGGATGCCTCAGGTTGCGCTGTGACCTCGGGTGCTGCATCGGTGGCACTGGCTGGTTCCTGCCCTGTCACGGCCACCGCATCGCTTGCGGCAGTGGTGCTTGGGTCGGTTGCCTCGGTGTCGTTGATGCTGCTTTGGAAAGCGGCCAACTCCTGCTGCTGTTCGTCCATGCGTCATGCACTCCTGTTCGTTGTGCTGAGGCCGGGGTTAATAACCGCCAGCGTCAACGGTTTGCGCCGGGGCTGGTTTTGGCAGCGCCAGCAGGTCCTTCCAAGCCGCAATGCGCCCTCTGAGTTCAGCGGTTCGTATCGCGTCCATAGATAGGCTGTCGTTCTTCTCGCGCAGCGTGGCAATGCGCGCTTGAGCGGTCTGCTCAATCACGCGCCACGTTGTCGATGACAAATCCAAGCCCTTCATGCGCTCAGTGTTGCGGGCGCCGCCATGGGGGCAAAACCCAAATGGGGGCCTGCTAATCGGCGGCCTGCGTCTCGATGCCTTCCCGCACGCCAATCTCTGGGCTCTCGGGGTTTGCGGGCGTTAGCGGGTTGGTGTTGGTGTTCGGTGGCACTGGCTGCAAACCGGCTGGCGCCTGCGGCACGATGGGCGCCAGGTCTTGATCCTTGAACCCTACGGATCGAGCCAGTTCGTCTGCCAGCGGTGCCACCATCGGGTTCATGGAAATCGCCTGCCCGGTCTGCACACCGCTGTAAAGCGTTTCCATGCCGGTGTTCGTAGCGTCTGCATCCCACTTGCGCGCCTGGGCCTCCATCAGCTTTGCCTTTGCTTCCGCCACTGGGTCGGGAGGCGGCTGCTGGCGCAGCGCCTTCTGCTGCTCGTCCAACTGGAAGTTCTTTGGGTCGAGGCGTTGGCCTTTGCACAGTTCGGCAAAGAGCTTGGCCGGGTCAATCTCGTACACCGGATCGCGGGCAAGACCCACCATCTGCAGCAGGAATTGCTGCTGTGCATCCCGCTCCACTAGGGCAGACGATGCGCGAACCTCGATCTCGAAGTCGCCCTTGATGCTCTCGTCGTCGCTGTAGCTCATCATCCAGTCGAAATAGCGCTGGATGTGGGGGCGCGTCACGTAGTCATCAAAGCGCTTGGCGAGGCGGCGCAGCACGCTGGTGGCGTTGTTGTTTTGCATCTGCATGCCGCCCAGCGTGTTCGGCGCGTCACCCCGAATGCCTTGCAACATAGCAGGCATCCCCGTGGTGTCCTCGGCCATCTTGAGGCAGAAATTGATGATGTTCATCAGCTCGGCCTGCACGCTGGGCACCACAAACGCGGAGAATGCCGCCCGCACATCCGGCGCATCAGCGCCAGCGTTGGCCCGCCACACCTTGCCTGGGCGCAGGCCCCACGCTCCATCTTCTGGCGTGATGCCGTTGCCGATGACGACCTGCGGCGCGGCAGACAGGCCGGAGTTATCCATCATGGCGCGGGTCGAACCATTGAGCATCCGCTGAACAGTGCGAATCTGGCGGCTGATGCCCATGCCCCACGGCATGCCTGGGCGGCGCTGCCACGCCAGAATGTCGTAGGGGAACTCGCCGTTCTCCACCGGGCTCTGCGTCGCCTTCACCAGCCGGTCGTTGATGAGCACCGCCATGGTGGGCACGCGGTCCTCGTCGCCGTCATCAAGTTCCACGCCCACGGTGCGCAGATGCTCCCCGGCGCAATGGCCGTAGAAAATCCACATCTCGTACTCGTCATCGCTCGCCCGGTACACAGCTTCCGTGCCTTGACGGGTGCGTGCCGGTCCTTCGCGCAGTGCGGCCAATAGCTCTGTGCGGTCATAGCTCTGGTCGGCCAGCATGGCCTTGATCTGACGCTTGCCGATGTATTCCCGCTCCCATGTGTAGCTGCCGTTGTGCAGGTTCTCGCCACAGGCTGCGTCGGGGAAGAAATTCCACGGGTCAACGCGCTTGGAGCCGGGCTGGATGCTGTCAACGCGGACCACTGTCGTCATCTGCGTGATGGGGTCTTTCTGCACCAGCCGCTGCGTGCGCTGGATCGGGAATGGCCCCTTGAGAACGCCAGAGCCAATGCGCGCCGCGTCCTCGATAACCTGGCGAACTTCGCCGTGCCAATTACTTTCGACCAGCGGGTCTTCAATCGCCTGCTGCATCTTGGCGGCGGCCTGCTTTGCCTGCGTCTGACTTGCCTCAATCTGCGCCTGAGCCTCTGCCGGGTCGGTCAACCCCATGGATTGCGCCAGCATCGTGAGCTGCGATGCGCTCAAACGGGGGAGCGGGGTCGGCTTGATTTCCCATGCCCTGTCATCCGTTGGCAAAAGCATGTCCGCAACCCGCGCGCTGGCGGCGTCGGTGTAGGGCCGGGTGATGTTCAAAAACACCACCGACCGGCTCGGCCCGTTGTTGCTTGGAGCATTACCCGTCAGCGAAGCCTTGCGGCTGCGATAAAGCTGATTGGCGTTTTGGTACGCACGGTTGGCGTCATCAATGCCCTGGTAGTGCTCTTCGTCCTCGGTCCATTCTTCCTCGATGCCGGAGCTGGCACGCCCGGAAATCGCCTCGGAGCGCTTGGACAACAGGGTTTGCACGAACATGGCGCGCATGTCCTGCGTCGGCTCGGGCTGCTCGCCCCCGTGAATTTCGTTGGCTTGCATGGTCAATATCCAATCTCTTTATCCAAGGGAACCCATGCGGCGGCTCGGTTTGTCTCAATGGGTCGGGTCTTGGCCCTGCGCTTCATCATCAGCGCGTAGCGGCTGGCGCTCATCAAGTCGTCAGCCTTCTTCACGACCTTTCCATCCTTGCGGTGGTACAACCGGAACTCCTGAAACCACTCGTCCAGGTTTGAAAACACCTTCCAGCGCCCGGTTTGCATGCGCTCCAGCATGTCCATCAAGCCCGCCTCGACCCCGTTGGAGCCATCATCGAACGTGGCGCGGTCTTTGAGCATCAGCAGCCCGGCAGCCGCGTATTGCTTGGCAAGCTGCTCCCCACTGCCTTTGTCGTGCTGCAGTCCGTCATGCGGCCAGGCGGTAGGCACCCATGCCCCCCATGCCTTGATCGTGGCCGCGTGAATCACAGGGGTTGCCTCGCGCATTCGGTGGGCTTTGTGGACGTAGATGCAGTCCGCATCGCGGTCCCAGGCCAGTTGCACCGCTGCGGTTGGGTGGTCCCAGCCAAAATCGAGGCCATTGATTCGCGGCCAATGCGCAGGAATTTGGAACGGCGTGACGGAAATTGCGCTTTCCTCGACCGGGAAGATGCGGCCACTGCCCAATGTGGGTATGCCTTTGGCGCGGGCCTCGCGCTCATGCGCGGGGTAACTCTCGATGATTCGGCGCTTTTCCTCGTCCGAGTAGTGGTCCACGTCATCGATCGTCATGTTGGTGACGGAGCGATCTGGACTCTCTTCGGTAATGAACCTCGTCACAACCTCCGACATACCCAGCAGCGGTGTGAACGTCATGTAGGCCATGCCGCCCGTGGCGTTGGTGCGGGTCAGTCCCTCGGTGTAAATGTCCGATGGAGGTTCTTCGTCGAACCACACAATGTCAAGTGTTTCGCCCTGCCACTTCTCACGCCCTTGCTCGTAACGCTTGAAATACAGGCGGGATTCGCCACCACTGCTGTGCCGCACCGCTACGCTATCGAGCAGATCGGCAACACCCATGGCCCGGCGCGGCTCACCCACAATGCAGTCGGCGGGTATGAAGCCGGTGCCGTACTGGCCTGGACGGCCCACCAGCAACCGCTGAACTGTGTCGCGCACCGATTCGCCGGTTACGCCAGATGCCCATGCCACAGGCGGTTTTGTGAACACCCGCCCGTCCCACCAGTCCGGGTAGCGCCCCGTCAGGTGGATAGCCATCTCTGCTGCCCCTGACAGCGCTTTACCCAACTGATTACCCGCCATAAACAAGCGCTCGCGCTTGGAGCCTCCCAAAGCGTGGAACTCCTGCTGCTTACGATAGGGCGTGTAAAGCTCCAGCCGACGACGCGATAGCTCGCTGTCAATCTGAGCCAGCATCGCCATGCGCAGGGCGTCAGTCATTCAGCAGCCTTTCGCGCAACCGCTGCAGCTCTGCGGTCGCCATGGCGGCCAAGCCTTCGTTTTCCGGCTTGCCAACATCATCCAGCCCAAACGCCTCGCGCTCGCCTTTGCGCACCTTCTCATCCACATCGGCTAACTTCTTGAGGTCATCCACAAGGGCCGACCGGCTCATTGCCTTGCGCAGTGCGTCATTGGCGCGGTCGATGCCGTTGTCGTCGGGATTGCGCACCATCTCCACCACTTCGGCCAAGTCGGGCAGCAGCGCGGCGGCTTGCTGAATCTGATCGAGCAGCGTGCGCTTGACCTGGGTGAGCTCCTGCAGCCCGTGGCGGTGGGACAAAATGACCTGTTTATTCACCTCTGCCGCAACAAGTACCGTCTCTGTTACGTCTTTTTGCGCCTTCGTTACCGTTTCGCGTAACACGGCGGCATCGGTGGCCTGCTTGATGACATCGCGCAGATCCTTTGTCCACCCGTACTTTGTGGCTTTGCGGCTGATTTGTGCGTATGAAACGCCGTGTTGCGCTTCTAGCTCGCGCAGGGTGAATTTACCTGTACGGAAATCCCGTTCGATGGCTTCCCAGTCTGTCTTGTGCCGCTTGGCAACGGCTGCGCCCGCGTCCTTCTTGCGGGAAGCGGGCTTTGTGGCGTTTGTGGGCGCCTTCTTCGACGCGGTGTTTGATGCCATACCCCGAAGTATTCCGGGGTGTAGGGCT